CTTAAGTTACTAAAAGAACTGGACACAGCTATCTTTATGTCCGGCTGCCTACCGCCAGCACTCGGTGGGGCCATCCTTCTACCTGACACTGCGCTGGATTTCCATGGTATAACACATACTTGTGGTCGAGAATGGGATCAAGACATAACTGAAGAAGTCAAGAAGAGAACTGTGGAACGGAGGCCAATGCTTAGTACCAACCCCTTCAACGGAGAGTATGGCGAGGCTTTCACCTTATGTGTGTCCGCTATGAGTCTGGCACAGGACGTTAGAACTATAGCGAATGCTGGTGGCCTGCTCAAAGTTACATCTTACGCTGATTTCGTAGCCAATCGCACACGCATAATGCCACAGGGATCAGAAAGGGACACTGTACTATCAAAAGCAATTCACCCTGGAGCTGAATTCAAAGCTGCTCCGGCTGCACCTAACGCACTGGGAGATCGATGGGATAGTTTTGATTCATGGATAGAAGTGGCCAAAACAGGCGTAACTACAGTCTATGTGAACAGTGACAGTTACTTGGAAAAGGGGCCAGACGGGACGATATTACCTTTGCCCCGCATTAAGCATGTCGTATGGTTCCGAGGTGCGCATCCACCAAACAAGGTCCGTGCTTGTGACATGGTTATAGGTGGGGGCGGTAGTCACACGGCGGGGGCCAATTTGCCAGAGTCTGAGAGGGCCAGTGTGCAAGAGGTGCGCACGTTAGCTACTGGATGGCACTCATTCGTTGCAAGGAGTAGAATACATTATGTTGCAACTCACCCGGGTAAGTATAAATTGAACAAGAGGTCTGCTTCCGAGGAGATTACAGATGCAGAGTTCTTGGCTGTCAGAGAATTAATGTCTCCGTGTTACACCATAGTTGCTAGCCAAAAGAATGAAACAGGCAAGCTTAAAGGCAGACTAATATTGGCATGTAATTTGATGTTCTTCAGCATTTGTGCCCATGCCAGTGAAGATCTGCAACGTAGTTCAGAGTCAGTGTTGCCAACCAGTGTAGACGCTACAGAGCCGCATGCTGCTTTTCTGGTACATTTACGTCTGTGTAAAGCGATATCTGAGGATGCCGGCACCATATACAACTGCATTGATTGGTCCGATTTTAACATACATCACACTGTGGAATTTATGTTCCTTGTGTACATGGTACGTGTCTTCGTGGTTAAGGAGAACCATTTTGTGAGTGCAGACATCATGGATGACTGGATCAAGAGCAACAACTGGGTGGCTCATGCTCAATTTGATGGGGTGTGGGACTTGAGTGATTCTACCAGGACTCTATTACTCAAACTGGTTACTGGGTTGTGCAGCGGGATGCGTGATACTTACCTGATAAATCAGTTCGGCCAGGTAGCTTACATGCGTCTTGCTGCTATTGAGATACGTACGCACCTTGGAATAAACTTGCAGCCGCCTATTGTGTGTAAGATGAAGGGTGATGACTTCATATCAGCATGTGATTCTCTGAGCGCAGCCCTAATACTGGCTGGTTGTTTAGGGATAAATGGTGACCTTCGGTACGATGGGCAGATATTATCCCGGCATGTTGGAGAGTTCCTACGTATTTTGCACAGCGGCGACGGGCTCCGTGGCCAAATGACTAGGGGAATGGGTTCTGCTTATATGAAGAGTTTCAACAAGAGTGGGAATCTCACCAGCATTGAAGTGTTACGCGACCTTGTCAACTGCTTGTCCACATCCTATCGTAGGGGCAAGAGTTTTGAGAGTTGCGTTTCATTCTATGTGCATGCAAGTATACGTCCAACGGAGCTTTTAGATACTAACGGTGGGGCGTTGCGCAAGCTCGGGAAACTAAGTGGGCTATTACTATACTCTGACATAGAACACGGCGGCTTGGCATGTGTTTTCGGGCCAGTTCTGCCTTACGTTCCGCCTTTTGTCTTAAGTCACTTGCCAGTCCTTCGCGTGCCTACTCCCACTGCATTGTCAGTTACG